ACTACGCGAGCCTCAGAACGAAAGCCTATGCCCTCTATTTGAGGACGGATTGGAACTGGACTTTGAGAATCCGGTGCCTGAGAATGTCGAAATGCAGGCTACGCAGGTACGCGAGGATTTCAAAGCAGGTATTATTACGCGTCAGGAAGCTAGGTCAGCGCGAGAATATGATCCCGAGGCTTCACTGGGCGATACATTCCTGATCTCGGTCAATGTTCAGGAAGTCCCGGTAGGCCAGATTGCTACGCCGCCGGCAGCGCCAGCCTTCCCCAAGTCAAAGGCGATTCGTATAGCTGACAAAGAGGCATTCTGGAAACGTCACATAGAGAATACCGAATCCTATGAAAAGATGATGATAGATGAGCTGAGGACCATGTGGAAGGCGCAGAAGGGCGAAGCGGTAGATGCAGTCAGACGAAATGCCCAAGCCTTGATTGACCTTGATAAAGCCAAGAAGCACTATGCGAAGGAAATCGAGCCTATCATGGCCGAAGTGATGCTCTCTGCTATGAAACATGGCTATGACCACGTAGCACCTCAGAGCCCACACAAGATACTCAAACAACCGAGCGAACTCAACTCTACAGCTCTACGCTGGCTTAAGAGCCGTATCATGTGGGCTTCAGCGGAGGTAGGCGAGCAGACTGCGGACCTACTGGCTCAGGCTTTGTCTGATGGCTATGCAGCAGGGGAGAGCATAGACAAGATAGCGAAGCGGGTTGAGGATGTATTCGGATTCAGCGATGAAGTCCGGGCCCTCAGGATAGCGCGCACTGAAATCATGGCGGCTTCCAATGAAGGGGCTTTGCAGGGCTATGCAGATAGCGGAGTCGTCGAAGAAGTGGAATTCCATGCAGCTATAGATGAACGAGTCTGTGCTGATTGCTCTGACATGGACGGTGATGTAGAGACCTTGGAAGATGCCAGTCATGTACTCCCCTTGCATGTGTCGTGTAGGTGCATTTGGCTGCCGCTAGTGGGATAAGATGCCTAAACTCTTAATCGTTGCGCTCTGTTGTGTCCTGGTAAGTATAGCTTGCTGCGCGCCTGCTCATATTGGCAACAAGGTAACTTATACCGTCACAGTGCAGGCTACTAACATACTCAACTTTGATGCTGCCAACTATGACATTATCTATAACCAGAGCATGGTCGCTGTAGGAAGCGTAGGTAACGGTAGGATCGGCAGTACCGTCATTCCTGTAGTTATGTGGAAGGTCATAAAGCCTAGAGATATTAGGATCATAAACGATATGCCCAATTTGCGAGATGTTTCAGGAAGTGGCTACCTGGCGCGGATAACGTTTTTAGCTATCAACAGGGGCACTCCGAAATTCAGTCTTAGCAACATTGTATTGAGCAATACAACCGCTAATCTGATTTCACCGCAAACAATCAGCTTATTGGTTAAGTAGGCAAAGATGTTATTAGGCGAAAGAGAAAAGCAGATGTTGGAACTGGTTGCTCAGGGATATAGCTGGAAAGAAGTATCGACGATGATGCACTGTGCAACTGGTACGACCAAAAATCGGATGGTAGCGGTGTTTCAGAAATTAGGAGCCAAGACGAGAACGCATGCGGTAGTGATTGCTATACAGCGCGGAGAATTGATTGTATAAAGAACTGATAGAGAGATATTCCACTCCACAACTATCCGTCTATTTCGTTGACGGGGCTTATATCCGTAGCCATCCCGAGGAGTTCGGCGAGGATGCAGAGGAATTTACCGAGGATGGACATTGGCTACGGTATCCCTGGATTCCCGAACACGAGGAGTGGATTGATACCTCTAACTCAGACGAATTGCCATTTATCCTGCTTCATGGCTTGCACGAGATCAATGCCATGATAGAGATGATTAACGCCTTGGATAGCGCACCTACTTCTGAGCAAGTAGAGGAGATTTATGACATTTGTCATACAGATGCCAATGTGCCTGAACAGGAAGCGCGCCACAACCCTGACCAGGCCGACAGCATGATAATAGCTGAGCTTAATAAATTAAGTAGTCGGTCATTGGAGAGCAAGATGAGCAGAACAAAAATAGCCACTAAGAAAACCCTCGAGATAGTCTACAAGACCTTGAGGCCAACAATAATCAAGGCCGATGACAAGACGGGCATCATCGATATGCTGATCCCCATGTCCACGGGCACTGAGGACAGGTCGGAAGAGGTTATCTTGCCCTCTGCCTGGACTAAGCGCCTGCCGGAGTTCAAGAAGCGGGCTATCTTGGTTAGCTCGCACAACTACGGCGACCTGCGCAAGCAAATCGGGGAGCTACTTGAATTGAAGGTAGACAAAGAGGGCCTTTATGCCAAGCCGCAATACTACATCAACCAGGGCAACGACGAGGCTGACTGGGGTTACAAACTAGCTTCTAAGGGCATGGCGGCGTACTCAGTGGGATTCAAGCCGTGGGATTTTGAAGAAGGTATGGCTCCTGATGAACCGTCTATCACCTATACCGATTGCGAACTATTGGAAATCTCCCACGTTATTGTTCCCTGCAATCAGGAGTCCATACAGGGCATGAGGGGCAAGAGCAAAATCATGGATTCGGTGCTTGATGATATGCAGGCCAATTTGCAGGACTTGAACCCGCCTATGACCAAAGGCGCACTGCCATACCACAAAACTTCGTTAGCTCCCGAGGACACAACCTGGGATGCTGGCGTAGAAGTCAAGAAGGCGGAAATATCTGACCTCAAGGCTATGTGCGCCTGGGTAGGCGGAGACCCCGAGAATAAAAGCTCATATAAACTGCCCCACCATAAGGCGGATGGGGAACACGCCTGCGTATGGAAGGGTGTTGCTGCTGCAGCGGCTGTTTTGCAAGGTGGCCGTGGTGGCGCAGATATAGATGATGTTGATGCAGTGAAAGCCCATATCGCTAAACACTATGGCGACTTCGACAAGGGTGATCCGCCGTGGAAGAAAGATGCACAACCCCCGAAGAAGAAACTTACTCAGGCCCAGATACGGGACGAGATGGATTACCTGATATTGGCGATTGATGAGTCAGGGATAGCGGAGGAGACAAAAGATATGGCAGATAAATTGATTAAGCGCATAACGGGCGGCGACACGCCTGTAAAGATTGAACAGAAGGCCGAGGACAACATCAAGATTATCCGCGCTGCATGTAAAGAGGCCATTCAAGAGTGTGACAAGCACCACGAGGGACATAGTAAGACTCTGAAGGGCATCGAAACAAAGCTGGATGAGATGATGAAGTCCACGGACATAAAAGTCAAGTGTGAGTGTGAGGGCTGCGATGTTCCAGAGTGCGATTGCATCGGAGACGAGTGTAAAGATCCCACTTGCGATTGCAAATGCCACGACGAGAAGAGGATCAGGGCCATCATAGAGCGCACGGTATCAAAGGTTGTCGAAAAGAAAATTGGAGGTCAGTAAGATGGAAATGACAGCAGAACAGATCGCAGAGATAGCGGCTAAGGCTGCTACCGACGCGGTGGATAAGGCAAACTTAAAGCCTATCCGAACTAAACCAAACCTTGCGGCTGCGGTGGCAGGTGCAAGCGGCGGAGAAGTGACACTAGATGAGGCCGACCAGAAATGGCCCAACATGGGTGAGTTCTTGCATAAGGTCAAGGACTATGAGATCACAAAGGGGGCGAGTTTCGACCCCAGGCTACGCCGCAAGACAGTTCCAACAGGTGGCGGTGAGATGATTCCTGCGGAGGGCGGCTTTCTCGTCGCCCAGGAATTCATACCGCAGCTGATAACCCGAACCTGGAATACGGGCGTACTCCCCAAGCTCTGCCAGAAGCAGCAGGTAGGCCCGAACTTCAACGGTGTGAAGATTCCGGCCATAGATGAGACAAGCCGTGCTAATGGATACCGCTGGGGCGGAGTGAGGGCCTACTGGGCAGGCGAGGGCGCCACATTGACTCCCTCGAAGCCTGGATTCCGGCAAATCTCGGTTGAGTTGCAGAAACTCATAGGTCTTTGCTATGTCACCGATGAGCTTTTGCAGGACAGTGTAGCCCTTGAGGGTTACATCAACACATGGTTCCCGCTGGAGTTTGGCTTCAAGATGGACGATGCCCTAATCAACGGCGATGGCTCCGGCAAGCCTTTGGGCTTTATGAAGTCTCCAGCGCTGCTTTCCGTAGCGAAGGAAACAGGACAGGCATCAGCTACAGTCGTTGCCGAGAACATCATAAATATGTGGGCGAGGATGTGGGCGCCATCAAGGGCTAATGCAATCTGGATGATAGCACAGGATGTTGAACCTGCACTGGCGAAGATGGCAATAGCCGTAGGCACAGGCGGCATCCCGGTGTACTTCCCGATGGGTTCTGGTCCTTGGGGTTCACTGGCAGGGACGCCTATCGTAAGCAACGCGGCTTACGCGACCGCAACGGGCGGAACCCTTTACGGCAGGCCAGTGTACGTGATGGAGCAATGCCAGACGCTCGGCACTACAGGAGACATCCTGCTGGTTGACCCGACTCAATACCTGATTATCGAGAAGGGCGACATGACCATGGCTTC